ATGCCCTCCCAAGTGAGAACTGCCCGGCGCGCCAGCGCCTTGGCGAAGGCAACGGCGCGTTCCTCGTCGCTGGCCTCCTCTGGCAGGCTTTCGACAACCGGATCGCTGCGCGTCGCGACCATAATGGCCGTCGTCAGCGGGCGGAGTTGCACCCGCACGCCGGGTGCAAGGTCGTGCCAGCGGGGTGCATTCGTCAGATCGAGCGTCAGCATCAGTAAATCTCCACATCATTCACGAGGGTGGCGGTGCACATCCGGCCGACGGTGCTGTCGCGGGCAGCCTGCCAGTCGAAGGTCGCCTGCACGCCCTGCGGTCCAGAAATCTCGATCCGGGGGCGCGGCAGATAGACGGCGTGCACGGTGAAGGTGAAGCTTTCACCAGACGGCAGCACATAGGCAAACTCAAGCTCACAAGGATCGCCATTGATCGCCTGTGTCACCAGTGTCTGATCGGCGAACCGCACCTCTATGGAGCCGGTCAGAGCCGCAATGGAAGGGTCCGCGCCGTCGATGCGGCCGTCCGAGCGGATGGTTTCGATTCGGTCGAGGTTGTTGGCATAGGTAATGTCGGCTGAAACGACATTGCCGAGAGCGGTGCCATTGCGGGTGATCGCCCCGTTGAAATGGCCGAAGCGCTGCAATTCAAGCTCGGCGGGCGTGCCTGCGCTGGTCGTCGTGCCCACCGTCTCGCCCTGTGCCACCAACCGCGCTGTCGCGGTCAGCAGACCAGATCGCTGCATTTGCCAGTTGATCTGGTCGAGCACGCAGCCGGAATACATCGCATAGCGTGGCACCTCGGGCATGCCGGTCTCGATGGACATGCTGGGCAGCGTCCAGGACCCCGACTGAAATTCATGAGTCCAGGGGCCGGTTCCGGTCGTGGTCGAATCGCCAAAACCCGCCTTCAGCCAGAACCCGAAGGCCTCGGCGTCGATCGGCACCATTACATCGCCATCGGCCGTCACCGCGTCCTTGATCGGGGCGAGAGGGTCGCGGCCATACCCAAGCAATTCGCTGTTCAGGAGAGGCTGTTCCGATCCCAGCGAAGTGCTGGCGAAGGGCATCTTCGTGAACCCACTGACCGGCGGAGTGCCGTAAACTGTCTCATACGCAAGCGCCATCTGCGCCCGCGCGCCTTGCGCACGTGCCATGGGGGTCTCCTTTATGGTGGGGTGTCAGGCCAGCGGGCCGGTGGTGGTGTAATGCAGGTTGATCGTGATCACCGCCGCCTTCAGGGCCGCCGCGCCCTCTACAGGCAGATCGACCGAGGCCGGGGCTTCTGGTTCAACCCAGTCGCATAACCCGCCCAATGTACGATCTGCTTCCAATGCCGCGCCGATGGAGGCGATCAGGCTGTCGAATGCCGTTGCGCGGCCATTAGGGGCCTGGACGACCACCTCGAGCTCGGCCTGGTGCTGGTAATGGAAGCGAAGCGGTGACAGCGTCACCTCCGGTTCGCCCGGCTGGCCGTCGCGCAGGATGATCAGCCCCGCCGCAGGGATACGCTCGGGCAGCACCTCGTCACGCAAGGTGAGGGCGGCAAGAGGCTGCAGCCGCGCCAGCAGGGCGGCGAGGACGGTTTCGCGGGTGGTGGGCATGTTTGCTCAATCTGTTGTTCGTCAGCGCAGCAGCAGCTTCGAGACCGGATCAGGGTGAAAGCGCGAATGCAGCATTCGAGACGAGGTGACGGATTGCGGACCTTCGATGCATCAAGCACCAGGGTCTGCTCTGCGGACAAAGTAAGCTTTCGCTGCAAGTGCACCAATGTCAGCTTCGGGGAGGCCGTTCAAAAACGGTGGTTTTTGAACGCTATTGGCTGGCGCAGCATGCAAAGGAAAGGTACGCCAATGTCCCAATCACCAGCGGTTTTTTATCCCACCCTTCGAACTGAGCCAGCGTTTCTCTGACATGGCGTTCTCCGTGGCTTTAAGTACGATCCAATGAGTCGAACGGCGCAATTATCTCGCCAGCTCTGAAAATCTGCTCACGCTTGAACTGGGCGATGGATGTTAAATAGTTGGATCTAGTCGCCCTGCCGGGATGGTCGTGTCGATGTCTTCGGCCAGCAAACTTGCTAACGCGTGAAATTAGCTGATGGCACAGGGTCAGTCCCTATCGAGACCCTCGTTGCGCAGTAGAGCAAGCTTTGCTTGATAGTCCCGCTCATCAAATACCTTTTTCATCAAGGATATGAAGTCTTGATGGCCCCGAGAAGCCCTGTCGTCGAGCCATTTCCACCATGTCTGAGGATCGATACCAGCGCTTTCATCAAGAAAGGTCACAAGCAGGCGCATCGGATGATCAGCATCGGCGAAATGCTCAAACAGACCGGCGTCGATTAGTAGCTTCTGAGTCGTGACCCGCGCTTCAGCGCCGCGCGACATGGCCTCGTATAGGATCGCCATCGCCTGCCTCGCCTTGGTCTCTGCGACAGTGTACTTGCGGGACGAGTCGCGCGTCTGCGCTGCATCGATTGCAGTGATAGCTTCCTCATACGGCAGATTCATCCGCTCCACCTGACCATCCCATCGTTCGCCTTGAAGCCTGTTGAAGGCTTCGACGACAGCGGGATCTGACATATAGCTTTCTAGAAGGTCGAGTTCTTCCTGTGTCATACGGGCGGCGCGGTCGGACATCATGTGATCGACCAGCCCTCGGTCGCTCTTTGCTTTAACCTGTTTGGCAATAGAAACAGCGGCAATGCCAGCGCCAACAATGGCGGCTCTACCCAGTAACTTGCGAATACTCATGTCTTACCCCGTCTTCAATGATGTCATAATTGCAGTAAAGAATATTTATTGGTAGTTAAGCGGTGTCAGGCTTGCTTGTCAAAGTTCCACGGCATGAGGTCGTCGACCGGAATTTGCGTCCGTAAACCAGATCCTAGCGCACTCCAAAAACCCTCCTTTTTGGCACGCCTGCAAAATACCTCGTTTGACACTGCCACAAACCCCGTTCAAAACTCAAGCAGTTGTTGAAGGTTTTTGCCTCTACCATGATAGCACACTTTAGCCGCATTGCAGAAATTCGGTCGAGAGGGCTCACTTCTGCCGTTAGCTGCGCCATCCACGAAGGCCCGGTCTGGGCCGCTACAACGGAACTCATGACAGCTTTCCCTCCACCCACTTCGCCACGATCAGCCCCGGCACGCCATCCACTGCCCGCTCTGCATCGCGCGCCAGATCGAGCCGTTTCCCCAGCTTGACCTGTGGCACCAGCAGGAAGATCGGTACAGTCGCCACGCCGCGCCCGGTTTTGGACCTGCTCGCTACCGCGCGACCTTTTGTATTCAGCCGCCCCTCGGCCACCAGCAGGCTTGGCCCGCGGCGGCGATAGACGAAGCGCAGGCGCAGCCCGCGTCGCCGTTCCCATTCGCCGGGGGTGATCCTGCCACCGCGCAGGGACTTGCCAGCGGCGGGGAGCGGAATCGCCAGCCAGAACCCGTTCTTCGAGCGGATCAGCGGCCCGGTGTCGTGTGCGCCCACGATGACCGGCGCCTTCGACCAGACCAGTGCTGCCGCGTCCAGGCTCTCGCCCGACCTCGGGAAGTTCTGGCTGCGGATCGAGTTGGCGAGCCGGGGCCCGAGCCCCGCGCCGGTGATCTGCAACCGCCATGCCGACTTCAGCCCTGTCCCGGCCTCGCGCATGGCTGCGGTGACGGCGCGCTCGCCCGCCGCGACCTCGGCCGCCATCATCGCGACGATGTCGGGATCGATGTCGAGCTTCAGTTTCACGCAGGCCTCAGATCGACGGTCCAGACCAGCCGCTGGCGGTCGCGGACGGGCTCGCCCTGAATGAGGAAGGCGTCGCCATCAATCTCGATCCTGTCGCCCGGGCGCGGGTTCGCCACCTCGGCGACGCGCAGGTCGATCCTCGTGGTTTCGGACCAGAGCCGGGCATCGCCGAAGTCGGTGACGGCGTCGGCACGCCGGGCGACGGCGCGCACCAGCACGGGCGCGCCGCCGTCGACGATGTAGACCGCGTCCCGGCCGATGTTCGGATCGGCGAAGAGCGCGCCAACCGCGGCGGCGAAGGCGCTCATCAGAACGTCGCGTTCAGGCGCACCCGTCCGATGGTGTCGCCCGCGCCGCTCGCCACCGCCTCGACTGCCACGCCGATGAGGGTGTTGTCGGTGGCCACCGTGGTGCAGCGCTTGTTGGTGTCGTCCCAATAGACCTTGGCGCCCACGGTCCAGGCCTGGGAGCCGACCTTGGTGATGTCGAACACGCCGACAAGCGCGGTCTCGACGGGTTCGGCGATGGCGGCGTCCCCGGCGGCGATGCCGAAGATGGAACCGACGAGCAGGCCATCGCCCGAGCCGACGGCGTAGGGCGAGGTCAGGGTGATGGTGTTGCCGGGCTGGACGTAGTTTTTCATGGGGATGGTCCTTATGGAAAGACGAAGGGCGGCCCGTGAGGACCGCCCGCGTGTCAGGGTTCAGCATGGGGTGCAGGTTATGCGCCCGGATTCTTGTAGAGACCGCGCCAGTCGATGGCCTTGGCGCCGAAATCGAGGCGGCACTTGATCTCGACACCGTCGACGTCGAAGCCGTTGCGGGTCTCGATGTAGGCGCCCTGCTGGCCCTCGAGATAGGCGTACTCGATGGTGTCGATCTGGTTCGGGCTGGCCGCCAGATACCATGCAGTCTCGCTGGCGGCGTCGAGACGGGGCTCGCTGATCGGTGCCAGCGTCCGGATCGATTGCGGCACCACGTTCGCGGTCGCGGCGGGCACGAGGTTCTGGGCGACCATCTGCTCGGCCTTCAGTTCCAGCGAGGCGGGCACGATCAGGAAGGCAGGCCGCACGTTCAGCACCGTCTTCTTGTCGAGCCCGGTCTGCTTGGCCATCGCCGCGCGGGCCGCGCCAACCGCCTCGACGGCCAGCGCCGCGCCGGTGCCTGCGAGGTTCTTGTGGGTGGTGTGGAACAGCGCGTTGCCGTCGGCCATCGCCGGGTTGGCGGTGATGACACCCCAGACCACGTCCGACTCCAGCTGGGCGATGGAGTTGCCGTACATCGCCGGGATCCGGGTGAAGGCGTCGAGATCGTCGTTGATCAGGGTCTGGCGGGTGATCGCGACCACCCTGCCATAGGTCTTGACCTTGTAGCTCTCCTTGCTCTCGCCGAGCGTCCCGCGCTTGAACTCGCCGCTTTCGCCGACCTCCAGCAGTTGCGGCGCCTCGCCGAGCTGAACCCGGTGCATCGCCTTGAAGTCGGTGGCGAGCACCTGGCGGCAGAAGAGCATGAAGGTCCGGGGATAGGCCTCGTAGGCCTGCCGGAGGGTCTTGTTGGTGACGGCCGAGAGGATCTCGGGGAAGTCCGAGGTGGAATGCAGGGCCCGGGTCGCCACCTCGTCGCGCGACAGGCCCCGCGTGTTGACCCCGGCGTTGCCGAGGCTCTCGCGGGCCAGTTCCAGCAGCGTCATGCCGCGATACTGGCGCGCGGCGTCCTCCAGCTGGAACAGCGTCGGGCTGTAGCGGTGCAGCAGCGCATTCGCCACCGCGTCGCGGCGCGTGATGTGCTCATCCCGTCCGCCGAGCGGGACCGACACCTGGCTGAAGGTCCGGGTCTCGTCGGATTTCGCGGCGACCTGATCGAGGATCAGGCGGCGGGACTCGTCGACGCTGACGCCGCGCTTCACCAGATCCTCGGCGAAGCCGCGCTCGAGGTTCAGCCGTCCGGCCAGATCGTAGATGGTGGAGACGCGGTCGCGTTCGGCCTCGCGGGCGCGGGTGGCAACCGCCTCAGTATCGGGCGCGCTGGGGGCGTCGGTCTTCTGAAGCTTCGGCTGCGCGCGGGTTTCGACTGCGGCGACCTTCGGTTCGGGCGCAGCCGCTTTCGGCTCGGTCATGGTGGTGTCCTCGGTTTCGACCGGCTCAGCCGGCTGGGTGGTGGCGGGGGTTGCGGCGTCGCTCGCC